GGCGCACGCCACATGCGGGCGCGTACATCCCAGGGCCTGAACTCCTTGCGGCCAGGCTCTGGGTCATAGCGGTAGACCCGGGCGATCAGCGTGCCGTCGGCAGTTTGATAGTCCCAGATGGCGGTGTAGGGGCCAAGTTCATCGACCGGCTGCTGCCGGACGTCGCGCTTGATGGATTTGCTGATGGGTGGCGCCACGCCACACCATTGCCGAACCTCTTCAAGGATCCGGGTGAAATCTGTCTTGACGGACAGGTTGCGCGACAGGCCCCAGGCATCGAACACATCGCCACCCATATCAGTGGCGAAGTCGAACCAAAGCCCGCGTCGCGCGCCCTCCATCTCAACCACGAGGCTCTTGCCGGGTGAACCGTCAATGTCACCCACATAGAACTTCCCACCCCGGATACGCCCTTGGGGGAACAGGAACAGCAGGACGGACTCGAGCCGATCGATCAGCGCATGGCGCAATCCTTCGATATCTTCTGTCGTCCCGGGTAAGCGATCCGCTGCATCGTTGAAGTCGAAGTAGCTAGACTCATGCATCAAGACCCACCCCAGCAGCGTTCCTGCCATGAACAGAAGCGGCACTCCTGGTGGGTTGGCGTGGTCGAGAATCGGGGAAGAACTTCCCCCGCATCGGTGGCCGTGATGACACGCACCGCCCGATCGGACATGCGCTGAGCGAGGCCACCATCGAAGGGGACCAACTCGAACCAGATTTCCTGGCTGTCCTTGTTGATGGCTGTGAAGAGCGCAGGGTTCTGCGAGATCCCCGGAATGCTGGCCTCCATGTAGGCCTGATAGATCGCCATCTGCGCGGCATAGACGGGCTTGGACTTGGCCACACCGTTCTTGACTGTGTCGCGCCAGGACTTGTCGTTCATGGTCTTGCATTCCCACAGCGCGGGATAGCCCATACCCAGTGACGCCGGTCCGCTGTTCAGGATGCCGTCGACGTGTCCCTTGATGCGGCCGCGCGCCACGGAAAATCCGAACTGACCACCCTGAGCTTTGCGGGTGTACAGGTCAAACCCGATCAGGCGCAGCCAACGGATGGCGAGGTCTTCCAGTTGGTGGCCCACCTCGAATACCCGCAGCAATCGACCAGAGAACTCCCGGCATGGATCCACAGGCGTGCGGGTGTACTCGAACTGGAGCGCACGCTCGCAGGCGACTCCCAGGCGTGAAGCGCCCAGATAGTCACGCCGCGTTTGCGCGTCGCGCTCCAGCGCCAGCGCGTCATCAATGAGCGAGCCGACCTGTTCATGAAATTTGGGACGGTGATTGAAGTCCAGCATCACACCCGTCCTTGCTGCCGGCCTGCAGCCTGCGTGGCAATACGCTGCTCAAGGAAGGCACGGTCCTTGGCAGCCATGCGTTCATGCTCTTCGAGCATGCGGTCCTGATAAGCGGACACGACCACATCGATGAGTGTGAGAACCTCCTGCCGGCTGTAGTCGGCCAGTGGCCGTTGCATGCCAATGGAGCCCACGTACTCACCCAGCGGGGCCAGGCAGGACTGCATGGCGGCGATCTCCATGTCACTGGGGTCGATCATCTGCCCCTCCGTTTTGTTCATGAGCTTGGAGAAGGCCTCCTGACAGCGACGCGAGCAGAACACCCACTTGTCGTTGTGGCGAGAAGGATCCGAATGGGGCACACGAGGGTTGAACCAGCCGAACCCTTTGGCTTTGCGGTGACAGACGGCACATTTCACGCAGCCTCCAGAACCTGGTGGGCGTGGGCATCGTTGGCCGCATTGACCAGACGAACGATGGCGTTGCGGTTGAACCGGAAGGACAGCAGCGCCGAGGCCTGGTAGCGGGTCAGACCAAAGTCAGCCCTCAACTCTGGCGGCAGATACTGGAGCTGCTTTGGTGTGGGCGATTCGTTGAGCCAGCGACGGGTCTTGTGCGCCGAGTCCTCGGATTCGTGGTCGTTCAGCCAGTCGTCGGCCTTGGCCATGCATACCGTGCGCTCACCCACCGCCAGCAGACAGGTGTTGATTCCCTTGCCGCCACCGATGGCATGCCAACGACCGTTGAGGAAGAAGATCCCGCCCCAGGCATTGAAACCCGTGGCCATGAGCGCGTCATCTGCGCCGAAGAGGTCGCACCAGCGAAAGTTCGAGCGGCTAAGCAAGTCGATCTCGCTCATCACGAACTTGTCGAGCACACCAGCATCCGGGGTCTCCAAGCGCTCCCATACGTGGTCACAGAACGGACACTCCATCACTGCCAAAGGCACGATGGCACCGCATTCCGGGCAATCCTTGGTGGGTGCCTCCCCATCGTGGTCATGCCCTTCAAGATTGACCTCTTGCTCCAGTGCGCCGTGCATGAGGCTGGCCGTGCCGAAGTCCAGCACGATGCAGTCGGTCTTGACCAGACCCGGGAACTCCTGCGGATCAACCGTGCGAAGACCCCGGCCCACCATCTGGATGAAGGTGGACTTGTAGGAACTCGGGCGCAACAGGACCACGCAGGATGTAGGCGTGTAGTCGTAACCCTCGGTCAGGACTGCAACATTGACCACCACCTGGGCGTTGCCGTTTTCATAGGCAGCCAACCGATCCTTGCGCTCGACATCAGACAACTCACCATGAATCAGGACGGCATTGATGCCCGCTTGATTGAATGCCGTGCAGACATCCGTGGCGTGCTCAACGGTTGAGCAGAACACGATGGTCTTGCGGTCACGCGCCTTGGCCTTCCAATTGGTGATCACGGACTCCGTGATCAGGGTCTTGTTGAGGATCGACGCGACCTCGTTCATGTCGAAGTCGATGGCGGTGCGCCGCACCTTGCGCAGGGCTTCCTGTGTGCCGACATCAATGACGTAGGTCCTGGGCGGTACCAGATGACCGCTGGCGATCATCTCGCCCAGGGTGATCTGGTCGGACAGGTTACTGAACACCTCACGCAGCCCCTTTCCATCACCCCGGTTCGGGGTGGCGGTCAGGCCACAGATGGCAGCCTTCGGGTTCTTGACCAGCACCTGGTCGATGACCTCGCGATAGCTGGGCGAGACAGCGTGATGCGCCTCATCAATGACCAACAGGTCCAGTGTTGGCATCTGCTCCAGATTGGCCTTGCGCGAGAGCGTTTGCACCATTGCGAAGGTGGCGTTGCCATCCCAGGACTTTTCGTTGGCGTCGTAAACCGAGGTCTTTAGACCAGGATTCACGCGCCCGAACTTGGACCGGTTCTGCCCGGTCAGTTCGGTACGGTGGGCCAGGATGCAGGCCTTGGCATCGGGCTCAACCAGAAGGCTGCCGGCCACGGCCGACAGCATCACGGTCTTGCCCGACCCGGTGGGCGCAACGGCCAGGGTATTGCCATGCTCGCCGAGGGCCGCAAGGGTCCTCTGCACAAGCAAGGCTTGGCGGGGGCGAAGAATCATGGCATCTCCCCCTTACTGAGCCCAGCTGGGACGACCCGGCACCGGTGCGCGTCCGGTGGCCTGCGCATAGGCGTTGGCAGCCGGCGCACTGGGTGCCGCAGGCGCTGCGCCGTTCATGTGCGCCGAGTACTCTTTGTGGTCAGGTGTGACGGCAGACTTGATGACGCACTTGTCCTGGCCGTTCTGGTCCTTCTCCCAGTCGACCTTGCCGACGAACTCAATACCCTCCAGGTCGGAGAAACCGCTGATGCGACGGGCGTTTTGAGCGGACGGGCTGCTGTCGCTGGGGTTGATGCCGCGAGCGGAGTTCAGGATGGCCTTGATGAAGGTCCGCCCCATGTTGGTCCACTCGGCACCCTTGGCGCTGTACAGCCCAATGAGGGACCACATCTTGCGACGGGCGAACGGCCCCTCGAGCACCACGAACTCGCAGTTCAGGTAAACAGAACCGGTGGTCATGCTGCGGGTGGCATAGCCGCCGGTCCAGCCCTGGGACGGGTCGTCATAGCCACCCGGCTTGATAGTCATGCGAACGCGCACCACAGTGCCTTTGGGGATGAGGTCGTAGCTGGATTGCTCGGCGGCAGAGTTGAAATCGAAGAAAGTCATGATCAGGACTCCTGAGAGGTAATTGCGGGGGTGGTGTTGGAGGCGGGTTCAGCGACGCTGGCCTGTGGACGGGCAAAGTCCAGGCGCTCGCTGGCCGGACGCGCGGGGCCGGCGATCTTTCGCATGAGCCGGCCGAGGTCCGGCTCCTCAATGGCATCGAGGCGACCGCTGCGGTCCTTGGCCGGGTAGCCCCACTGGTTGAGCGTTTGGCACACAAAAGCGCGGTAGCTGCTGCCGTCATCGGCCTTGATCTCAGCAAGCGTGATCACCTCGTCGACGATCCCGGGCAACTCCAGGCCGGTCTTGGAGCCATCAATCTGCAGCGTGAAAACACGGCGGTTGAAATCGTCCAAGGCCTCGTTGAGGATCCCGACAAACCAAACGTTCTTGCGCCGGGTGTGCTGCAGATGGGTGAGCCAGCCGATCATTTCCTGGCCCATCAGGCCGTAGGCGCCACGGCTGTCGGGCTTTCCGGTTTTCTCGGAATAGGCCTGTGGCTGGCCCTTGCTCCATTGCAGGCAAAGTCGGCCGGCCACGGTGATCGAGTCAACGAACACCGTCTCGTACTTGTCCAGCGCGGCTGGATCACCAAAGCGCTGGCACACGGCCTGGAAATGAGCCTCGCTGTAGGGCTGGTCATCTCGCAGGGCCGGGTTCGGCCCACCGATGAAGACGGCGAAGTCGCGGCACTCCTGCCATGTGCGGGGACGGATGGTGTCGCCTGCATAGCCCTCGACAGCCAGGTCACCGGCCTCAAGATCGAAGAACAGCGTGGATGCCGGGGGCAGCGTCCAGAGCTGGGAGGTCTTGCCGATGCCGGACTTGCCGACCAGGACGCCCTTGACGCCACGGCGCTCTGCCAGGCGTTGGTCTGCGGTGATGATGGGCAGGTTCATTTGGCCACCTCCGCAAATTCGTCGGTGAAGAACACTTCGGACACCGTATTGGCGCCGCTGCCTCCGCGTTTGCGGGCTTGCTCATAGAGTTCACGCAGGCCACTAAGACCACGACGGGCTTGTGCCACCTGGGCTTCAATGCCAACGATGGCAAAGGCCAGGTCGTCCAGCGTGGCGTCTTCCAGCGCGATGGTCATGTCATCTGGGCGATGCCCATCAAGTGCCGGAACGAAAATTTCCTCGGGCAGTTCGCGCACGTACCAGTCAGGGCGCTCACGCAATTTCTGAACAGCAGTTTTCTTTTTGAAGAACATGGCAATTACTCCTTCATGAGGGCGAGGCGATACGAGGGCTTGCCGGTCTTGACCGTGCGGGCAACCTCGAAGGCGGACTTGAGGGTTTCGGGCCAGGCGTTGAACTTGGTCTCGCTCACGCGATAGGTGATCTCGACGTACTGCCTGGGGTCATCACCGCTCTCGGTAATGCGACGTGTCATGTCGGCCAGGCGGGTCTGGTCCCACTCGACTTTCTTGGGCAGTTCTGCAGTGACGCGCACATCGCCGTCATCGAAATGCACGACCCCGGTGTCCTTGCCAGCGTCGTGGCGCAGGTTGCGGGCGCGCTCGCCCCACTTGAAGTCGATGGCCTGATCGATGTGATCACTCAGGGCTTTGCCAGCGGCCAACAAATCAGCGGCGGCGCTCTTGATGCTGAAGAGCAGTTCAGCCGGTTGCTGCGCCAACGTGCCTGCCGGGGTGGCCAGCACCTGTTCGGGCGTGAAGGTCAGATCGGTGCTCATGCCGCACCTCCGATCACTTCACGCGTGGATGTGCTCCGGCGCAGGCTGTCGACTTCGAAGGCTTCGATGTCTTCGATCCGATAGCGGACCTGGCCTTGCAGTTTGAGGAAGACGGGGCCGATGCCCTCGGAGCGCCAGCGCTCCAGGGTGGCCTCGCTCAAATCCCAACGTTCGGCAAGCTGCCGCTGGTTGAGATGACGGACGGGTTCTGAGGGTTGCAATTGAATCTCCTTGAAGGTGAAAAGGCTCTGTTTCGTGCGGCTTGGGAACCGCGCTAACCAGTGCTTGCAGTTTTTCAAGGCAGGTTCTGGAACCCGTTCGGCAGATTCGGCAGACAGGTTCTGCAAACCGAATTCGTGCGAACAAAATGCAAAAAACCCGGCTTCCTGCGGACAGGAACCGGGTTCTGGGGATGGGATGGGAAAGATTTAGCGGGTCAGAATAGGTCCGCGTCTTCAGGGTGAATGATCAACTCGTAGACCTTGTCGCCGGGCACGTACCTGACGAAGGCTTTGTAGACCTCGTTGTTCCGGCCGAAATACTTGGCCGGCTGAAACGGAAATGCATCGGAGCCGCATCGATCGGCGATCACCTTGCCTTCCAGGCGATGTGCGTGAGCATCCATCAAGGCCAACAGAATCTTCTGCTGCATTCCTTCCAGTTCGTACTTCTCGCCATCCACATAGGCCCACCCTTTGTGACGGACATGGCGCAACGATGTGACTGGTGCCGGTTCTTCCTCGGGCTGAGCAACCGTGGCCTCGGCCCTGTCATCGAAGAAGAGGAACACGTTCTGCGACATGCGCGCAATGGCGGCCAGATTCTTGATGTCGTATCCCACCAGCGGAGAGCCATCTGGCAAAGGCACATCGGTGCTGGTGATGATCTTGGCGGATTGGGCGGCATTGTCGGAACGGATCTGATCCAGCAGGTGACGCGCCACGGTGTGGTCATTCAAGTGCCGCGCGAAATACCATGTCTGCGCTTTGCCACGCTTGTGCTCATGCACACCCAGGCGCCACGAGATGTCGTTGTCGATGGCCTTGCGATTGGACGGCGTCAATTCCAAGCTGCTGACCATGCGATCGATAAAGCGTGACAGGCTGACAGTGTAGGTCTGGAGCAGCGCGCGATCGGCGTCGACTTCACCGCACTCATCGCAATACAGCAGGACCTGGTCGACACCCACGAAACGGACGACGCGGGCCATCTCGATCCCGCAGTCAGGGCAAGTGACGTAGGAAAGTGCAGGCCCGAGCACCAGCAGGCGTTCACGAACAAGCTCGT